CCTCCCCAGCAACGTCCTATGCCTCCCCAGCAACGTCCGGCAGGATTAACAAAAGGTCCTATGCCTGCTGGTCGTCCTGTAGGAATAGGAGCAGCGGCTGGACAACGTCCTGTGACTCCCCAGCAAACCCCGGCAGCGTTATCAACATTATTAGGCTCAGCGCGTATGGCAGCGCAACAACGTCCGGTAGGAGCCGCTCAACAGCAGGCTAAGCCAATGGGTGGCGGACAGGCCCTTAACATGTCGGCTACAGCTAAACCGGCTGGCGGTGGAATGAAAAAAGGCGGAGCTCCCGTTCGTAAATTTCAAGGTGGCGGTGCTGTTTACGAAGTCAATGGACAGCGAGTCACGAAAGAACAGTACGAAGCAGCCAAAAAGAAGATGGACGCACCAAAATCCAAGGCTGAAGAAGAGCTATTTGATTTTGCTGACAAGGCAAAATCACGGAACAAAATGACGCCTATTAACAAGGCCAAGGGCGGCGCAGCTAAAAAGCTCCCCGGTTTGTATGCAAATATTCACGCCAAGCGCAAGCGCATTGCTGCTGGGAGCAAGGAAAAAATGCGTAAGGTTGGATCAAAAGGTGCGCCTACTAAGGCGGCATTTATCAAATCTGCCAAGACGGCAAGGAAAGGATAATTATCATGATTTCATTTAAAAGCATGATTAGAAAATTAGGACCAGCTTTAAAAGCAGCACAGGCTAAAAAAGCAGCGGAAACCAAACAATCTTCTGCAACTCCTCCTCAACAAAAGGCAGAGGCTCCTAAGCCACGTAGGGGTGGTCCCTTTGGTAAAAGCATTGTGGGTGCTATTCGGAAAGCAAAAGAAGCAAAAACGCAAGGTACGGGTAGCGCCGCAAAACCTGCTATTACTAACGCTGCAGCTGGCGCTATCGGTGGTGGAATGCTTACAGGAAAGCTTAAAGGCAAAAGAGGCCTTGGTGGTTTTATTGGCAAAGCCATGGGTGCCGCTGCTCGAAGAGCTAAAATGAAGGGTGAAGGCGAAGAAGATAAGCCTCAAGCCTTTAAAAAAGGTGGTTCAGCTAAGAAGAAAACTTCCTCCAAGGGCCGTGGTATGGGTGCCGCTACTAAAGGTGGTGGTGCCTGCGCTCCTTGTAAGATGATGGGTGGCGGCTACGCCAAGAAAATGAACAAAGGCGGGATGTGCTAAATGGCAACCTCCGGTACCACTAGCTTTAATCTAGAGATCGATGAGATCGTCGAGGAAGCGTTTGAGCGTTGTGGCATGCGTGTCACAACGGGTTATCAGCTGTCCTCCGCACGTCGGTCTCTCAATCTCTTGTTTTTGGAGTGGGCTAACCGGGGGTTAAACCTTTGGACAATTGATCGCTTTTCGACAACTTTGACCGCCGGTACAGAGTACGTTGATCTACCTACAAATGTGGTAAACGTCATGGAAGCAGTTATTCGTGACGTTACACAAAGCCCTGCAGTTGATATCTCAATTGAGCGTATTAGCCGTGCTGATTACTTAAATCTTCCCAATAAAACTACGAATAGGGCACGTCCATCGCAGTTTTATGTGGAGAGGACGAATACGCCTAGGGTGTATGTCTATCCCTGCCCTGATGCTGCATATCAGTTGATTCATTATCGAATCACTCGAATTGAAGATGCGGGAGATTATGAGAACGAGGCTGACGTCAACTTCCGTTTTCTGCCCTGCATGATTGCTGGGCTAGCATTTCATTTAGCAGTTAAGTTTGCTCCTGAAAAAGCTCAGGCTCTAAAAGCCATGTACGAAGAAGAATTCTTCCGTGCAGCTTCGGAAGACCGAGACACTGCAAGCACTTATTTCCTCCCTGATGTAGGAGCATAAAGTGGCCTACGCCAGTGGCAAATTCGCTCTCGGTGTATGCGACTACTGTGGGCAGTCTTTTAAGCTCAATGATCTCCAGAAAAACTGGAAGGGTTTTAAGGTCTGTCCGCAGGATTACGAGCCAAAAGAACCACAGCTAGAGCCGCTTAAGTACAAGGGCGATGCGATCGCCCTATTTGAGCCACGTCCTGACAGAGAAGAACCAATGACTGTGTATGTTGGTATAGTTGGGGATATGGCGTTTGAATCAGTAGGTATGCAACCAGCCCCCGTAGGCAAGCCTATTGCTGCCAAAGGCATGGTTGGAAAGGTTACGGTAACGACATCATGACTTATGACGAACTTGTAGACACTATTCGCAGCTACACAGAGCTTGATGCAAACGCCCTGCCAAACTCTATTATTAACACATTTATCCTGTTAACCGAAAACAAGATCCTTCGAGACATTGACCTCGAAGTGTTTCGACAAAGTTCTGTGGGTTCCTTGACGGCAAACAACCGTTTTTTGGCAATGCCTACAGACATCTTAACGCACCGTTATATGCTTATCAGGGATGCTAGTGGGAATGACAGCTTCCTTGACTTTAGAGACGTATCTTTTGTCAAAGAATACTGGGAAAACTCTACGGAAACAGGCTTTCCAAAATACTACGCGGTATGGAACCAAAACACGTTTGTTTTGGCCCCCACCCCCGCGCAATCGTACCAGCTAGAGCTTGGGTATATTCGTAAACCTGCACAGCTTAGCTCATCGAATCCAACTACATGGCTAAGCTTGAATGCTCCTGAGGCCATGCTCTATGGTTGCCTCTATCAGGCCTACAGCTACACGAAAGGTCCTTTAGAGCTTATTGGGTACTTCACTAATTCCTACAAGGAAGCAATGGCGGCGCTTGGTATTGAACAGCAGGGCCGTCGTCGTAGGGATGAGTACAGAGACGGACTTATCCGTACCGAGTTGTTATCTTCCAACCCAATCAGTCAAACAGAGGCCCGATGAGCAAAATACCCGATTTATCAGGAAAAACCGTAGCGATTGTCGCTATGGGCATGAGCAACAACCAGTTTACTTTAGCCAAAACCCACTCCCAGCCTATTGACGAGGTTTGGGCCATCAATGCGATGGCGGGTGTTATTTTTCACGATCGGGTGTTTATGTTGGATCCCGCAAGTCGGTTTTTAGACAGCGAGGATGCAGGGTCTCAAACAGGCCTTATGAGGTCTGTTTTAGCTTCTCACCAAGGGCCTATTTACAGTTGTGAATTGGATTCTCGCTGCCCCGGGGTGGTGGAATACCCGCTGGAGGAGGTCGTAAATGATGTCCGGACGTGGTATTTGAACAATACGGTGGCGTACGCCATTGCTTTTGCGATTGCAGCAAAAGTCAGTAAATTGATGATTTATGGTGTTGATTTCTCGTATAAAGGCAATGTCCATTTTGCAGAGGCCGGAAGGGCCTGTTGTGAGTTCCTCATTTCTAAGGGCATTGAGCGGGGCATGTCTGTGGGTATTGCCCAGACGTCTTCGTTGCTGGATACCAACTTGCCACCAGAGGAAAAGCTGTATGGCTATCATAGGCTTGCCGATCCGGTGGTCTTTGGGATGGGGGAAAATGGGCAGTTCAAAAGATTCCCTTATTCTGAAGTTAAGGATAAAATAGAGGTAGAGGATAAACCTCTGAACACCCCACCAGAAGCAGTGAGGTCGTAATGTTTGAGCTAAAAGCTGGCGCGTTATTATCGCCGATGGTGAAAACCAGTAATTTCGGCGGTCTTCCAATGGAAGATTTGGCAGAGCTTTGCGCTACAAAGATTATTCACGTTGCTGACTCTGCACCGCCTGAGATTCGAGAACAGGCAAGATTGTTTCAAGAGCATCTTCGTCAGGTGCTTTTGGAGTATTTTCAACGTGCAGCGAAATCCGAAAGGGCGACCTGCATACAACTTTTACTAAAGGGTGGTTATACAGATGCTGCCTCTTTATTAAGGAGAACGTAATGGCTTTCACCGGAAACTTTATGTGCACCAGCTTTAAAGTAGAACTCCTCAAGGGCGTTCACAACTTTTCGACTGGTGGCAATTCTTTTAAGCTTGCTCTGTACGATAACAGCGCTTCCTTCACTGCGGCAACAACGGCTTACACGACCACAAATGAAGTTGGTGCTTCGGGTTCGTATGCTGCGGGTGGTGGTGCGCTGACAAACGTCACGCCTACTTCCACAGGCACGACTGCTCTGACGGACTTTGCTGATCTGTCGTTTACGACTGCTACGATCACTGCTCGTGGCGCGTTGATTTATAACGACACGGCTACTGGCGATCCCACCGTGGCTGTTCTTGACTTCGGTTCGGACAAGACTTCCACAGCAGGCACCTTTACTATTGTGTTTCCTTCGCCCACAGCTACTGGCGCAATTATTCGTATTGCCTAAGGAGTAAAAAATGGCTCTCGTATTGAAAGACCGGGTTAAAGAAACAACCACGACGACCGGTACGGGAGCCGTCACTCTTGGCGGAGCCGTAACGGGGTTTCAAGCCTTTTCTGCTATTGGCGATGGTAATACTACGTATTACGTAATCACTAATGGAACTGACTGGGAAACTGGTTTAGGTACATATACCGCCTCTGGAACAAGCTTAAGCAGGGATACTGTTCTTGAGTCAAGCAACTCAGGAAGCGCAGTAGATTGGGGTGTTGGAACCAAAGAAGTCTTCGTAACATACCCCTCAAGTAGGTCAATCTATGCTGAGGGTTCAACACTTGTTGCCTCAAACAGTTCAGTTCTTCCGATTACTTCTGGTGGTACAGGGCTAACGTCTTTTGGAACAGGGGTGGAAACCGCACTAGGTCAAAATGTCACCGGAAGTGGAGGCTTTGTTCTTGGTACGTCCCCCACAATAGCTACGGGCTCTCTTAATCGATCCTTAGTTAATACAACAAAAGAAGTAATAACTGTTAGTGCTACCGCTTCTACAGGAACAATCAACTTTGACGTGATTACGCAAAGTACGCTGTATTACACCACGGATGCAACTGGTGACTGGACCTTAAATGTCCGTGGAGACGGTTCAAATTCTTTAGATTCAATTATGTCAACTGGAGAGTCCATTACGGTGACATTCTTGTCTACACAAGGTGGAACTGCCTACTACCAATCTGCCTTCCAAATTGATAGCTCTTCGGTAACACCTAAGTGGCAAGGAGGTTCTGCGCCCTCAGCAGGAAATGCCTCCGGAGTAGATGCCTATACTTTATCAATTGTAAAAACAGGATCAGCGACCTTCACAGTCTTTGGTTCACAAGTCGCGTTCGCATAAAATGCCAGTTCTTTCCTCTCTTTCTTTTGCTACAGCCAGAGCATTTGGCTGGGGGATTATCATAGGCGGTGGTGGAGTTCCTACCGCTATTGATACATTTCTTGCCTCAGGCACATGGATATGCCCCGGTGGGATTACGTCCGTAGACTACCTTGTAGTAGCGGGTGGAGGCGGCGGTGGCAGCGGCGGCGGTGGCGGTGGAGGCGGTGGAGGCTTTAGGACAGGAACTGGGTTAAGCGTTACCCCCCTAACAAGTTACCCCATCACAGTTGGCTCGGGTGGGAATGGTGGGGCTGGTGGTGCCGGAGGTAAAGGGAATGATTCTATTTTTAGCTCCATAACTTCCACCGGCGGGGGCGGAGGAGGATCAGCCAATCCCGGAGCTATTGGGACAACCGGTGGATCTGGTGGGGGCGGATACGCTCCAAATCAACCGGGGTTGGCTGGAAACACGCCTTCCGTTTCTCCTTCGCAGGGCAATAACGGGGGGAACGCTTCTGGTAATGGAAATGGTGGCGGAGGCGGAGCCGGAG